AGAGACCTGTGATGATTGTTCCTTACTCAGGTACTAAACATGCTTGTCGTACCTACATAGAAGAGGCTATCAAAGACCAGATAAAGGAAGGTAAACTTAATGTCTTTGGTGATGACCTATTCAATGTAACACACTACCTAGCAGGTCACATATGGGACAGCATTAGTGGTGTGATTGTATCAGCACGTAAGGTGATGGACTATGTTAAGAGTGTTGGAGATGTCTACTCTAGCATGAACAAACATATGGAGTGGGTCACACCTACAGGTTGGATTGTTATGCAACAGTACAACGAGCTACAACAGAAGAGGATAAAGACACACATCAATGGTGAAGTAGTATCTCTATCCTTTCCTAAAGATAAGTTAGACACAGTTAATAAGCAGAGGACAGGGTTAGGTAGTAGTCCTAACTTCATCCATAGTTTAGATGCCTCTGCTATGACACGTACTATTAACGAAGCTACTAAGGTAGGTATTGTAGACTTTGCTATGGTACATGACAGCTATGGTACACATAGTAGCATGATGCCACAGCTATCTGAGATACTACGTGAACAGTTCGTTAGTATGTATGAAGAGCATGATGTTCTTGATGAACTCAGGACTCATGCAATCAAGACTCTAGGTACTGAGGATGTTCCTCTGCCACCAAGTAAGGGCAACCTAGATATCCGTAACGTATTAAAATCAGACTATTTCTTTGCTTGATTTCTAAAGTTACAACCTAGCCAGTTGGCAAAACAAATAGCAATAAGGAGTTATTATATGCTAGTAATAAAAGGAAAGTCCCAATGGGCAAAAGTCTTTGAACCTGATACAAGGTTTGTAGATGACGGAGAATATTCTACTTCAGTAATTGTACCTGAAGCAGAAGCAGCACAAGTTTGTGAACAACTAGAAGCACTCATTGATGAGGAGTATAATAAGGTTGTCAAGGAGAAGCCACAACTTAAGGCAACCCTGTCCAAACGTCCTGTAACTGAGCCAGACTTTGACCAAGATGGTAATGAGACAGGTAATGTTGTATTCAAAACTAAACTCAAGGCTAAGATAAGAGGTAAGAATGGTCAAGCATACTCACAAAAGGTTAACGTTGTAGATGCTAAACGTAACCCAATGTCAGGTGACCAGTTGATAGGCAATGGCTCAGTTATAAAGGTAGCTGTTGAACCTGTTGCTTACATGATGCAGTCTACTAAACAGGTAGGTGTATCCCTCAGACTTAAAGCTGTGCAAGTCATTGACTTGGTTGAACATGGCACACCTTCTACTGCTTCTATCTTTGATGAAGAAGATGGATTCGTAGCCAAAGCTATAGAGAAAGATAACTCTGCAGTCTTTGACAATGTAGATACTGAAGGTACAGCTAGTGACGAAGGGGACTTTTGAGGCAAGGGTCATTGCAGACCTAGTAGCACGTGACATTCCACATGTGTATGAGCCTGAGAAGATGGCATACTTTGTGGAACGTCACTATGTTCCTGACTTAAAGATAGGCAAGATGATAGTGGAGCTTAAAGGATACTTCAGACAAGACAGTCAACGTAAGATGAAGGCTGTCAAGGCACAGTACCCTGACTTAGATATACGATTTGTATTTCAAAAGGCAAACTCCACTATACAAGGAGCTAAGAAAAGAAAGGATGGTTCTAAGATGACCTGTCAAGAATGGGCTGACCGTAATGGTTTTACATGGGCAGAAGAAACAATACCAAAGGAGTGGTTGAAATGAGTGTGATAGATGTTAAAGACATGATTGAAACTGATGTAGACTTACAAGCAGAGTTTACTAAGCAAGGTCTGAGTGTGTCTGTCATCATAGGTGATGAGGAGATAGAACATACATCTACTTATGAGGACATGGCTATTGATATGGTAGGTGACTCTGAGAAGTATGACAATGAGACACTCAAGAAGATAGCTAAAGGTTTTGATTACATGTCTAAGTTTATAAAGGAGTCAATAGGTAAGGATGGATAACGGTGAGTTCATAAGACATGAAGAGTGTCCTCACTGTGGCAGTAGTGATGCCAATGCTTTGTATAGTACAGGCAAACACTACTGCTTTTCTTGTCAGGTAATGACATACCCAGACGATAACAAAGGAGTGATAGCAGTGACTACACAGAAGAGTAACTTTGCCTTCCTACCTATTGAGGTACAGGCACTAAACAAAAGGAAGATAACTGAGAAGACAGCTAGACATTGGCAGTATGGTGTATCAACTTACAAAGGTAAGAAGGTACATGTAGCTAACTACTACGACAGAGAAGGTACACTCCAAGCACAGAAGATAAGGTTTCCTAACAAGGACTTCCTTGCTTTAGGTGACATGAAGAAGGTTGGACTGTATGGTGAACACCTCTGTCGTGATGGTGGTAAGATGATTACCATTGTTGAAGGAGAGCTAGATGCCTTGTCACTTAGTCAAGTGTTTGAGAACAAGTGGTCAGTTGTCTCTGTTCCTGCAGGTGCAGACTCAGCTAAGAAAGCTGTATCTAAATCTCTTGAGTGGTTATGCAACTATGACTCTATTGTTATTATGTTTGACAATGATGAGCATGGTCAGAAAGCAGCAAAGGAAGTAGCCAGTATACTACCACCTAGTAAAGCTAAGATAGCCAAGCTACCTCTCAAAGATGCTAGTGATATGGTACAAGCAGGAAGAGTAGCTGAACTTATTGATGCTGTATGGGCAGCTAAGACCTACAGACCTGATGGTATCATAGCAGGTACAGATGTATGGGAACTAATCAGTGCTGAAGATGACAAACATTCTGTCTCTTATCCTTATGCAGGTATACAAGAGAAGACAGGTGGTTGTCGTAAGGGTGAGATTGTAACACTCACTGCAGGTAGTGGCATAGGTAAGTCACAACTAGCTAGAGAGTTTGCACACTCCTTCATCATGCAAGGTCAGGTCATAGGTTATATAGCATTGGAAGAGAATGTTAAACGTACCTCACTTGGTCTGATGTCCATTGAGTTAAACAAACCACTACACCTACAATCAAATGATGTACCAGTGGAAGAACTAAGACATGCCTTCATCAACACAGTTGGGTCTGGTAGGGTGTACATGTATGACCATTGGGGTTCAACTGACTCTGAAAATCTACTATCTAAAATCAGATATCTAGTGAGAGGATGTCAAGTTGATTATGTTATACTTGACCACATTAGTATTGTTGTTAGTGGTTTAGAAGGAGGAGATGAGAGACGTATCATTGACAACACTATGACTAAGTTACGTTCACTAGTAGAAGAACTGAACTGTGGTTTGATACTAGTGTCACATCTTAAGAGACCTTCAGGTGACAGAGGACATGAGGATGGAGCACAGACTTCTATGTCACAGCTTAGAGGTAGTGCTGCAATAGGTCAGCTGTCTGACATGGTGATAGGACTTGAACGTAACCAACAAGACAAAGACAAACCTAACGTAAGTCAGGTTAGAGTATTGAAGAACAGATGGTCTGGTGAGACAGGCTTGAGTTGTTCATTGGAATACAACACAGAGACAGGAAGAATGAGTGAGGTAAATTTTCCTGATGAAGAAGAAGTAGAATTCTAAACAGTGCAGAGACACAAGGAGAAACAATGGAATTAATATTTGATATAGAAGCAGACAACCTACTAGATGATGTCACTACTGTGTGGTGCATAGTATGTAGGGAGAAGGACACAGAAAAGGTACACACCTTTGAACCCCACCAAATTAAGGAAGGGCTTGTGTTCCTATCTAAAGCAGATGCTCTAATAGGTCATAACATTATTGACTATGACTTAAGAGTACTCAAGAAGTTGTATGACTTTGAATACAAAGGTAAGCTAATAGATACTCTAGTATACTCAAGAACTATATGGTGTGACATACGAGAGATAGATGTTCAGCTAAGTAAGAAGAATAACTTTGCTCCTAAACTTATGGGTAGTCACAGTCTTAAGGCATGGGGATACAGACTAGGAGAATTAAAAGGTGAGTTCAATGTGGGCAGTGAGAGCTTTGGAGAGTATACCCAAGAGATGTTACACTACTGTGTACAAGACACGAAGGTTACAGCTAAACTCTATTCTAAAATTACTGCAAAAAATTTTAGTAAAGAAGCACTAGACTTAGAGACTGAGATACATACTCTGTTACTACAGCAACAGGAATATGGTTTTCCCTTTGATGTAGAGGCAGCTAAAGAACTGTGGTACAAGTTAGCCTCACGTAAATCAGAGCTTGAAGAGGAACTAGTAAATAACTTTGAGCCTACTATTGTAGAGCTAAAGACAAAGACTAAGACAATCCCCTTCAACCCTGCTTCACGTATGCAGATAGCAGACAGACTAATGAAGAGAGGTTGGAAACCTGAAGCCTTTACTGATAGTGGTGAGCCTAAGGTTGATGAAGCTGTACTAGCAAGTATTGATATGCCTGAGGCTAAGATGCTTAACGAGTACTTACTCCTTAACAAAAGACTTGGACAGTTAGCCACAGGTAATCAGGCTTGGTTGAAGATGGAGAAGAATGGGAGGATGCATGGACGTGTTAATCATATGGGTGCTGTTACTTCTCGTTGTACTCATTCCAACCCTAACGTTGCTCAAGTTCCTAGTGTGGGTGCACCCTATGGTAAAGAATGTAGGGCACTATTCCATGCTCCTACTGGCTATAGTCTTCTTGGTGCTGATGCCAGTGGTCTTGAGCTACGGTGTCTTGCTCACTACATGGCTGCTTATGACGATGGTTCTTATGCTAACACAGTAGTCAACGGTGACATACATACTATCAATCAAGAAGCAGCAGGTCTACCTACTAGAAACAATGCCAAGACTTTTATCTATGGATTCTTATATGGGTCAGGTGATGAGAAGACAGGTAAGATAATAGGTAAGGGAGCTAAATAAGGTAAGGCAATCAAGAAGAAGTTCTTGAAGAAACTACCTGCACTTAAGTACCTCAAGGATGCAGTATCAGAAGCAGCAGATGAAAGAGGTTGGGTCAAAGGATTAGATGGACGTATCATACCTGTTAGGCATAGTCATGCTTCACTTAATACTTTGTTACAATCAGCAGGTGCACTAGTATGTAAGACTTGGTATGTCTTCATAGCTAGAGCTATAAAAGAACAAGGACTTGATGCACAGATTGTAGCATTCATACATGATGAGGTACAACTACTAGTAAAGGAAGGACAGGAAGATGATACAGGGAGACTTATTCAAGGATGTATGCACAGAGTTGAAAGACACTTCAACTTCAGATGCAAACTCGACAGTGATTACAAGTATGGACGAAACTGGGCAGACACTCATTGAGGCAGTAACTTGTAATGTATGTGATGTGATGCAGCCTATAGCTAACTTTTCAGTTAGGCTATCAGGTGAAATAAAAAGAAAGTGTAGGTCTTGTAAATCAGGTCAAGAAAGAGTAGTACAAAGACTTAGAAAACAGAACCCTTATCCACCTGAGGATTACTGTTGTCCTATCTGTGAAAGAGATATAAAAGAGATAGGTAAGTATGGTCAACCTAGACTACAACGTTGGGTACTAGACCACTGCCATAAGACTGATACATTCAGAGGTTGGTTATGTGGTAACTGTAACACAGGACTAGGTGGCTTTAAGGATGATGAAGATAAAGTACTAAGAGCTTACAACTATTTGAAAGGACATAGACCATGAACTGTTGGCACTGTAACACTGAGTTAATATGGGGTGGTGACCATGATATTTATATACAAGATGGGTATAACTTTGATGGTATAGTTACCAATCTATCATGCCCTAAGTGTCCTACTTATGTGGACGTATGGTTAAAAATGGGAGATGATATAGATGATAAGATTACTAATTGATGGAGACATCGTAGCATACAAAGCTGCTACTAGTGCAGAGACACCTGTTAACTGGGGTGAAGGTCTTTGGACTTTACACTGTTGGGAAGACGATGTTAAAGCTAGAGTTGATGAACAGATAACTAAGT